ACAAACGCTGCTGATAACCCTGCTAACTCAGCACTAAGAACTGGATCTAACTGGGGTGTAACTTATGATATTGACCAAATTCCTATGGTTGAAATCTTTGTAAACACACCATTGTCTAATGGTCTAAAGTCTTAATTTATATTAAGATTAAATTGTGGTCATCAAACCTCATCAAATATTGGTGGGGTTTTTTCTTTACGCTACAATAAAACTAACTTACTATCTGGATCGTGGCAGCTACCATAAATGCAACTATAAAAAGTGAAACTGCTAATAGTTACGTCACATTGGCAGAAGCTAATAGTTATTTTGAAACTGTGCCTGATTCAAGCACTTGGACAAATAAAACAGACGATCAAAAGAATAGAGCACTAATATCAGCTACTAGAGAAATAGATAATTTAGTTTTTTACGGAGATAGATGTGACGAAGATCAAGCACTTAAGTTTCCTAGAACAAATTATCAGGTGGATAGAGTTGAGTTAAGTTGTTCGACTATTCCATTAAATATTAAATATGCACAGTATGAATTAGCTAGAGCTTTGGCAAATGATACTGATGCAATTACTGGTAATACAGGTACAGCAGGTGTTCCAGCAGAAGTTGAATTAGGTGATTTAAAAGTTAAATATAATAAAAGTTCTCAAAGCACAGGAACTGTAAATAATATTTTTGATGTATATCCCTGGTTACAAAGTTTTCTTGGAGCATATTGTTCTGGTGGTAGTGGCAGCTATCAGGTAAGAGTAATGAGAGGATAACATGGCAGCAATAGATGATATTTTTAAAAGTATTCCAGCCCAAGTTTTATCCCAATTTGGTCAAGATATAACCTACATAAAGACAACAACACCTCGTACATATAATCCTACAACTGGTGCTATCACTGGATCAGATACAAACGTAACTGTAAAAGGCATAATTTCTGCATTGAACTCAAACGAGAGCGAAGGAGTCTATCAAGGAACAGATGCAAGAGTATTGATTGGAGCGTCAGAATTAGGCAACTACTATCCAACACAGGCAGATCGTGTCCAATACACTCAGGCAGGTGCTACCGTAGAAGGCAAAATAACCTCAGTAAGAACCTACAGAGGCGATGAACCCATATACCATGAACTTATAGTGAGGGTTCAGTAATGGCTAGAGATGTAAAATTCTTAACAGACGACATCAGAAAGTCACTAGCAAAAGGAGGTAAAACCGCTTCTGTTCTAATAATGAACTCCTTATCACAAAGCGGACCGCACTGGTTAGGAGAATTTTCTTCAGCATGGTCTGCTATATCAGGCAGAACTAAAAAAGGAAAACCTGCGAGGCAACAACAAGGACCTAAATATCAATATTCTATAAATGATGTAAAACAAGCAGTTATTCCTAAAATCGCTTCTAATCGCAGTGGTATGTATAATCTTTATACAATATTAAACGAATCCTCTTACGCTCCAATAGCTTTAGATTTAGTGCCTTGGGTTCCAGGTGATTTTGAGTTACCTTACGGAAGCTTAAATGATTCTCGATTTGTTTATGGTGTACGACCTGCGGGAGGAAAAAGAGGAGAACTAAGAAATATAGGCAGTAGATTAGACCCTAATTTACCTAACAGACGAACTGCTCCTTTAGATTGGTACTCAACTTATGCAAGAGGAGGAAAATTAGCTAAAGATTTTAAATCTGGTATTAGAGTAGGCTTGAAACAAGGAAACGCTAACCCAGGTAAAAGTTAATGGACTATCAATCAATTAGAGCAGCCGTAGAAAACCCAATACTAACTGCTTTCACAAATCTATCTCCAGCAGTTCCTGTGTTTTTTGACAATATAACTGCTGCTCCTCTGGGATCTACCAAAGAGTATGTAACAGTGAATGTAACATTTGGCGAAACAAACGAAGCAACTCTGACATCTAGCGTAGATACCGCAAGAGGTGCAGTTGTAATTCGTACATTCTCTGAAAAAGGCAAAGGACCTGCAAGAAATCAAACACTCGTAACCACAGCAGTTAACGTACTCGAAACTCTAAACAATACCGCCAAATCAAATTCAGGTGTATTTTTCAGAGTAGGAAATATCACTGGACCGTCATTCTCTACTACAGAAAATCCCCCATTATTCCAGGGAAGAATAGAGACATCGTATGTTGCTACTGATTTAGATTAACAAATTGCAAAAAACACGCTAATGTATAGGATATACAATTCTTTTTAAGAATCATGGCTGTCACCGCTTTATCTGGAACATCTGGAGCTTTATATTACAAACCTGCCGGTACTAAAGGAACCTTTGGAACGGCTGGTGTAAACATTGGAACTGAAACTATTACTGTTGAAACTTATTTAAACTTCAAAGTAGGTGATCCTGTTAAGTTCAGTGTGATTAACTCACAAACTGGTGGATCTGGAACGGGTACATTACCAGCAGGGTTAAATGACAGTTCTACTTTTTATGTAATTGCATATACAGCCACAACAGGAGCATTACAGGTGTCAGCAACTTCTGGTGGTTCAGCAGCATCTCCAAATGAGTTTCAGGTAGCTTATGCAGATTTCAGTAGCGTTACACAGGTCAGAGAATGGACATTTGAAATATCTAGAGAAGAAATAGATGTAACAACTATTGGTGGTACTCCAACACAATTCACTCCGTTTAGAAAATATATTGCTGGTTTTGGTGATGGCACAGGTACTGCTACTGCTTATTTTACAAACGAAGATACAGCAATGGTAAATCGCATGGTTCAAGATGTGCTACAGAGACAGCAAGTAGGTGCAGCGATGAAACTATACATGGATCAGGTATTTACTGGTGGCTCAGTCAGCGACACATTAAGTAGATTTATTGAGTTTGAAGCTACATTAACTTCTGCATCATTGAATGTTAACCCTGATGATGCACAGACAGTGAGTGTAGAATTTAGACCTGCTGTTCAGCCAACATTTGATTTCTCTACTGCTGCATAAGTAGTATTTAATTGATAATGAGCTACAATAGTAGAGTATAAAACTTTACTATGCCTACAACAGCTAAAACAATTCGTGCGATTGACCGTTTGCGTAAAGCAGCAAACCTTGAACCCACAAAGAAAAAAGTAACCCTGTCCGATGGAACTACATTTGAAATGTGGGTCGCTCCATTAACATTAGCTGAAAAGGAAAGAGCACAAAGATTGGCAAAGTCCGATGATGCCAACGAATTTGCTCTTCGCTTATTGCTAACAAAAGCACAGGATGAGAATGGTGAGAAACTATTTCAGTTGGGCGAAATAGACGTTCTTAAAAACGAAGTCAGAGATTCTGATTTACAAAAGTTAATGTTAAGTATTATCCAGGAAGAAGAAGAGCCTTTAGACCCAAAAGACTAAGTGCTGAACTGCGTAAA